AGCGATTGAAGGTGCAGACGCTACTTCAGCTACTCTGGCTCCTACCGTTCGTCTTGGTAATTACACTCAGATCATCCAAAAGACCGTTCAGGTTTCGGGTACTCTGGACACAGTAAACAAGGCAGGTCGTAAGTCAGAAAAGGCTTATCAGTTGGCTAAAGCATCGGCTGAACTGAAGCGCGATCTGGAAACTATCCTGTGCGCTAACCAAGGTCGTTCGGCTGGTACATCGACGATTGCTCGTAAGCTCGGTTCGATCCTGTCGTGGATCAAGACTAACTCGGACAAGGCTTCTGACGGTTCCGATCCAGCGACTATCGGTGTATCGACTCGTACTGACGGTACTCAGCGTACTTTCACCGAGACTCTGCTCAAGACAGTAGTTTCTGAGGTGTTCGTATCTGGTGGCTCGCCTAAGATTCTGATGGTTGGCGCTGCTGGTAAGCAGAAGGTTAGCTCGTTTGCTGGTATCGCTGCACAGCGTTACATGGCTCCGGGTAACACTCCGACCACCATTATCGGTGCGGCTGACGTTTATATGTCTGACTTTGGCACGATGTCGGTTGTTCCTAACCGTTTCATGCGTACCCGTGATGCTCTGGTACTCGATCCAGAATACGCAGCACTAGCGTATCTGCGTCCGTTCCAGACTAACGATCTGGCTAAGACTGGTGACTCTGAGAATACTCAGTTGCTGGCTGAAGTCACTCTTGAAGTTAAGAACGAAGCTGCTCATGGCGGAATCTTCGATCTGGACATGGCTCTATAACGGAGTTTGATATATAATCCTCCTGTGGTTATCCATGGGAGGATTTATGAAATGTTCAGTTGATGGTTGCGATGTTCTGGTAAGGGTTAAGAGTTTAGGTCTTTGCTACAAGCATTACGTTAGATTTAAGACCCATGGCGTTGTTGAGCAAAAGAAATATGCTCATGGAAGTTTGGAAGAAAGATTCTGGCGGTTTGTTGACAAGAAAGAAGAATCTAAATGTTGGGAATGGCTTGGTCAGCGTTTATCCAATGGCTACGGAAGGATTAGCTTAGGCGCAAAGTCCTTGGGGTCTGAAGGAGCGCATAGGGTAAGCTGGAAACTATTTAATAAAGCAGATATACCAGAAGGTATGTTTGTGATGCACAAATGCGATAATCCTAGCTGTGTCAATCCTCACCACTTGAGCATTGGTACGCCAAAGGAAAATACGCAGGATATGATTGCAAAAGGGAGAAAGAGGACTGTTTCTCCTAAAGGTGAAGGGAACGGGAAATCATTGCTTAACGAGGAACAAGTTAGGCTGATCCGTTCAAGTACGTTAAGTCATGCGGCAATAGCTAGAGAACTTGGCGTATCCCCTAATTGCGTTCGGGGAGTGAGAATAGGGCGCACTTGGACACACATTCAATGAGTACTCCGATACGGACTCAAACAGCATATGAGGATGGTGACGGTGGTATCGTCATTGAGACTAAACAGGACGTTACCGAGATCATTGAGGCTAACAAGGCTCAGTTAGATTTCGATAAAGAGCGAAAAGGGCATCTTAACGATCTGCACCATGTAGCCAGAATTCCTTTTACGGAACCAGATGGGGATTATGAAGGGCTTTAACGTGGTGGATGACGTTGGGTTTGCTAAGTGGCTAAACGACCCTGATAATGCTGTCTGGAAAACGTATCGAGGAACTGTATGAGAGTTGGTGTTTGCGTACCATGTAGGGATGAGGTTCACACAGGTTTTGCTTTTGATTTTGCTCGAATGGCGGCTCATGATGCGTCAGTTCGTTGTAAAGATGGCAAAGGCGGTTTGAGCCTATATACAATGCCGGGAACGCTGATATTTGACCAGCGTGAGAAGTTGGCAGAGGTAGCGTTTAAAGAAGGTTGTGACGCAGTATTGTTTATTGATAGCGATATGCGGTTTCCTCACGATATTATTAGCATTATGCTAAGTCGTGAAGTGCCGATAGTTGGTGTCAATGCAACGACTAGACGTAAGCCAGTAACACCGACTGCGAAGATGTTGCGTAAGTACATGGATGGAGAAACTCTCGTTCATGAATGGTCGAACATTGATTCTCGTGGCAAGGAAGGAATTGAGGCGGTTACAGCGGTAGGGTTTGGTGCTGTGATGATCCGTCGAGAGGTATTTGAAAAGACTGGCAGACCGTGGTTCGATGCTGGATGGGGTGCTAGTGGTGTCTGTGGTGAGGATGTCTACTTCTGCGTTAAAGCTGGTTCTGAGGGCTTCCAGACGTATGTAGACCATGAGTTATCGATGCACATCCGGCACATTGGCACTTACGAATATGGCTGGAAAGATTTTGAGCAACTAGAGGAATGAGATGATCCTGACCTACAGCGACTTAAAGAACACGGTAGCGAACTACCTAGCGCGTAGTGATCTGACTTCTGTTATTCCTGACTTTATTCAGTTGGCTGAGTACCGTTTGCAGCGAGACTTACGGATTCGGCAAATGTTGGTAGTTGCGACTGCTGCAACAACTGGCGGTGATTCGACTCTAGGGTTACCGACAGACTTCTTATCGATGCGCGATATTCATTTGAATACCAATCCGGTATCAACATTGCGCTACAAAGCTCCTAATTCATTCTACGAAACAGCGCGTGTAACTGAGTCTGGTAAGCCAGTTGATTACACGATCTTAGGTGCTGAGATGCAGTTAGCTCCGGTTCCTGATTCGACTTATACGGCTCAAATGCTGTACTACGCTAAACCTGCGCTATTGAGTGACACTAACGCTAGTAACGTATTCCTAGCGATCTGTCCTGATGCGTTGCTGTATGCGGCTCTAGGTGAGGCAGAACCGTATTTGATGAATGATGCGAGGTTGCAGACTTGGGCTTCCTTGTATTCTAGGGCGATTGAGGGAATCTCAACGACCGACCAAGCAAGTGAGTATTCAGGTCAACCAATGAGTATGTCTTATAACGTGAGGTGAAATCATGGCAGAGATGTCGAACTATTTGGAGAATGCTGTCATTAACGCAGTTCTCCGCAATACATCCTACACAAGCCCTGCTGCGGTTTATGTAGGTCTTTACACTAGCGATCCGGGTGAAGGCAATACAGGTACTGAGGTATCTGGTGGCTCTTATGCTCGTACTGCTGTGACGTTTGGTGCGCCTAGTAATGGTGTATCAACGAATAGCGCGTCAGTTACTTTCCCGACTGCAACAGGTACATGGGGAACTGTGACACACATCGGTATTTTGGATGCTACGACTAGCGGTAACTTGCTGTATTACACACCACTAGATGCGTCTAAATCGATTGCTTCTGGCGATGTGTTTACGATCTCGACTGGTAACCTTTCCGTGACTATGGAGTAATTATGCCTTTAGTAATTGCTGACCGAGTTCGTGAAACGTCCACCACGACTGGCACAGGCACATTGACGCTGGACGGGGCTGTAACGGGTTTTCGTACTTTTAGTTCAGCAATTGGCGATACTAATACTTGCTACTACACGATCACGCTAGGTGCTGATTATGAGATAGGCGTAGGTACGGTAGGTGCTGGTACGTTGGCTAGGACTACGATCCTAAAATCGTCGAACAGCAACAATGCGGTTAACTTTGGTGCTGGCACTAAGGATGTCTTTGTAACGTATGCGGCTGATGTTGCTGCTATAACGAGTGCTGCACAGACATTTACGGCTGCTCAGACGTTTAGAGCGTCTAATGCTGTTCGTTCTGAGGTTGCCTCAACACAGGATGCTATCGTTATTGCTGGTAGGGCTGGCGGTACTTCTTCCTATGCTGCGACGCTAACGCCAACGACGTTATCTGCTAATAGAACGGTTACTGTTCCTGACGAAACCTTCACTATTGGCTATCGAAATATCCCTGCTGTTGGCACTAAAACAGGTTCTTATACATTAGCCGTTGGTGATGTCGGTAAGTACGTTCAACTTGGCTCTGGTGGCTCGATTACGATTCCTGATGCAACATTTGCTGAAGGTGACGTAATTTCTATTTTTAACAATACGACCGGCAACATAACAATTACCTGCACCATTACGACAGCATACATAGCTGGTACAGATTCCGATAAAGCTAGCGTTACCTTGGCTACTCGAGGCGTTGCAACAATCCTGTTCATTAGCGGCACTGTCTGCGTCATCTCAGGGAACGTGACA